GCGGTACAGCGTCTCGTATCCGTCCAATGGCTTCATCTTTGTTCCCCTTGTTGCCGGGAACAGTATACAATCCAGGCCTGTCCAGCACCAGGAGGCACCATGCCCTACGAGATGAAAGACTTCAGCGGCCTGCTGTTCAAGGAGGTCGACAAGAAGAACGAGCGTGGCCCGGACTACACGGGTGACTGCATGATCGACGGCACCGTCTACCGCATGGCTGCGTGGATCAAAGAGGGTCAGTCCGGTCGCAAGTTCATGTCGCTGAACTTCCAGCCGAAAGACCAGCCTGTTGCCAAGCCGGCTCCTGCCAAGCGTCGGCCGGTGGAAGACGAAGATGTGCCTTTTTAGATATGATGCGGCATCATATCTAAAGGTGGTGCTGTGAAAGAAGTTTGGAAGCCAGTGCCTAGCAGGCCAAGAATCTTGGCAAGCTCATACGGAAGAGTCATGCTGCCTGCAAGCGTTGCAAAGATGCCTAACGGTGGCCTGAGGTCTTATGAGCCCAAGCCGACTTTCGGTGTGAAAACAAAAGCATCGAAAACCGCAAGGCATATCTTCATGGGGATTTGTAGCAAGAAGTTTGGGAATATGAAAGTTCACAGACTTGTTTGTGAGGCATTCCATGGAGAGCCTCCGTTTGCGAACGCTGTTGTCATCCATCTGGATGAAGATGCGATGAACAATAGGCCTGAGAACCTGCGGTGGGGCACTCAGAAAGAGAACCTCAACATGCCTGGGTTCATTGCGTACTGCAAGTCAAGGACAGGACAGAATAGTCCTGTCATCAAAGGAATGAAGAAAAGGATCTGATGGCCCGCACTCCCGTCTCCAAAGCCATCCCGTCCCTGGAAGGATGGGGTGGCATTCGCTCTGTGTCCAAGAAGCTGGAGCGGTCGCAGACCATCATCCACAACAGAGAGGCTGTGGCCTACACACTGTTGTGCATGGCCAACACCAAGATCACGGACATCATGACCTGGGACGAGCAGGGCAACATCCAGGTCAAGCCGTCTGATCAGATCCCCGAGCATGCGCTGCAAGCCATCAAGTCGGTGAAGGTCAACGAGCGTGCCGACAAGGAAGGCAACATCACTCGCACGCTGGATATCGAGCTGTACGACAAGGTGGGCGTGCTGCGTCTGCTGGCCAAAGCCTCCGGTCTGCTGGACGCTCCGCAGGAAAACGAAAAGCCATCCGTGCTGGGCATCAACGTCATGTCGCCGGATGTCGTTGACGTAGAAGAGAAATGACGTCCACCGACAGGGTGCGTGCGCTGCGTGAGCGCAGAGCCGCCAAAGGCCTGATGCGTGTCGAGGTGTTCATCCTGCCCCAGGAGAAGCAACACCTGGTGGACTTCATGCGCTATCTAGAAGGAAAGAGACTTGAAAAGAACTATCCTGGATGTGGTACGGGAAAGGTCGGTCGAGGAAGGTGACTGCTGGCTATGGACCGGGTACTGCAACAACGGAACTCCCTGCACCTCCACCGGAGGAAAGGGCTCCACCGTCGTTCGGTTGATGGCTATACGCTTGGGCATGAACGTCACTGGCAAGGTCGCCTACATGAAATGTGGAAACCGTATGTGCGTGAACCCGAAGCACGTTGCGGTGACGACGAAGGTGGCTCTTGCCGATCGGAATCTAAGGGCGTCGACCAAGACGCTGAACTGGAAGGTCAAGCAACTGCGGGCTGTGCAGTCGAAGTCAAAGCTGAATCGAGATGATGTGCGTACCATCCGCAACACAGATGGCGTCTCACAGACTGAACTGGCCAGACGCTACGGTGTCAGCCGTCGAGCCATCCAGCGCATACTGTCTGACGAGGGATGGAAGGAACCAACCTCCGCAATGGGCATGATGGCCATGCAACTACGATGAAGACCAAAGAGGCCTCGCAGAAAGAGCTTGCCACCGCCGCTCTGAATCTGGACTTCCGCAAGTCACCCACCGTCTGGAAGTTCCTGCAAGATGATGGGTTCGTCCGCGGCATGATGGGGCCTGTGGGCTCGGGCAAGTCCTACGCCTGCTGCGCCGAGGTGATGATGCGTGCTGTCAAGCAGAAGCCGTCACCCGTTGATGGCATCCGCTACAGCCGCTTCGCCATCGTGCGCAACAGCTACCCGATGCTGAAGACCACCACCATCAAGACGTGGCTGGATCTGTTCCCCGAGGCTACCTTCGGTCCGCTGCTGTGGACCCCTCCGATCACCCACCATATCCGTCTGCCTGCCCGTGGTGATGCTGCTGGCATCGACTGCGAAGTCATCTTCCTGGCCCTTGACCAGCCCAAAGACGTTCGCAAGCTGCTGTCGCTGGAACTTACAGGCGCATGGGTCAATGAGGCGCGAGAGCTTCCCAAAGCAGTCATTGACGGCCTGACCCATCGCGTCGGACGCTACCCGACGAAGCGTGACGGTGGTGCCACATGGTCTGGCATCTGGATGGATACCAACCCGATGGACGACGACCATTGGTGGTATCGCCTGGCAGAGGTCGAGAAACTGACAGGCCAGTTCGCCTGGAAGTTCTACAAGCAACCCGGTGGCGTTGTTCCTGTCTCTGGCGATGACCTGCCCGAGAACCCGGAAGCCAATGACCACATCCTGGCTGGCGGCAAGTGGTGGAAGATCAACCCCAAGGCAGAGAACCTCAACAACCTGCCTGCCGGGTACTACCTCCAGATGCTGGGCGGCAAGAATCTGGATTGGATCCGCTGCTACGCTGGTGGCGAGTACACCTACGTCCAGGAAGGTAGACCAGTCTGGCCAGAATACGATGACTCCACCATGAGCGGTGACGTCATGGTCGAGCCTGGTGTGCCGATCCAGGTCGGTCTGGACTTCGGTCTGACACCTGCCGCAACGATCGGGCAGCGTCTGCCCAATGGTCGATGGATCGTCCTGCATGAGATCGTCACCTTCGACATGGGCCTCGAGCGGTTCGCGCAGCAGCTGCTGGCCGAGCTGAACCAGCGCTACCCGCAGCATCCGATCATGCTGTGGGGTGACCCTGCCGGCATGGCGCGGGATGCGATCTATGAGGTGACGGCCTTCGACCATCTGCGCAGCCTGGGGCTGAAAGCCCAGCCCACACCCAGCAATGACTTCAAGGTGCGCCGGGAGTCTGCTGCCGCACCGATGCAGCGCCTGATCGGCGGCAAGCCAGGCCTGATCGTCAACCGCGAGTGCAAGCTGCTGCGCAAGGCTCTTGCTGGTGGCTACCACTTCAAGCGTGTGGCGGTCGGTGCCGGCCACGAACGCTTCCGGGATGCGCCCAACAAGAACGAGCACTCCCACATCGGTGACTCATTCGGCTATCTGATGCTGGGTGGCGGTGAGTACAACCGCATGATCCGGCCGCAGAACAAGTCATCTGCCGTGCCGTTCATCGCTCAGACTGTCGTCACAGGGGACTTCGATGTCTTTGCATGATCTGCTTGCCGGCCTGCCCAAGATGGACGGTCTTCGCTGGTTGCCCTTTGATCCCAGCCACTACCTGATGATGGACATCAAGGCGCAGAACGTCCAGGCTGTCAGCCAGGTCACGCCCATCAAGCAGATGTTGAAGTGGCAGGCAGCGAATGGCGATGCAATCACTGCTGTGCTGCATGATCGTCCGGTGGCCATCTTCGGCTCAATCAAGATCTGGCATGGTGTCGAGCAGATCTGGATGCTGTGCGAAGAGCGTGCCCGCAAGTATCCGATCGTGATGACCAAGGCTGGCAGAATGTTCGTCCTGCATCGTGTGATAGCAGGCAATCTGCACCGCATTCAAGCGACCGTACGATGCGACGACTTGCGGGCTCATCGCTGGGCAGAAAGCCTGGGCCTGTCAGACGAAGGCGTCATGTTCAGATATGGACCTGACAAGATGGATTACTGGATGATGGCGAGGACATAGATGTCTGGACTGTTCGGTGGCGGGCCTGATACCTCGGCCCAGGAAGCGCAGATGCGCAAGCAAGATGAGCAGCTCAAGCGCCAGGAGGCCGAGCAGGCCCGTGAGCGCACGGAGCTGGCCGCACGCTCTATGGCGTCCACCCGCGCCCGCCGCGGTGGTGGCCTGCGCATGCTGCTGTCGGCCGAGCGCCCGGATGAACTCGGTGTGCAGCCCAACAAGCTCGGAGGTGGCATGTGATGGATGCGAAGCAGAAGATGCAGCGCAAGGTCGCCAAGGTCATGCGCGAGTACAAGGCCGGCAAGCTGAAGTCCAGCAGCGGCGAGAAGGTCACCAGCCAGAAGCAGGCTGTGGCCATTGCCATGTCTGAAGCCGGCATGAGCAAGAAGAAATGAAAGAGGTCTGGGACAAGCCGCGCCCGAAGTCGCTTGGGGAGCCTGAAAAGCTGACCAAGCTCCAGAAGAAAGCTGCGCAGATGATGGCGA